ATTGATGGCGATTGCGGGACTGGTGGACATTGAAGATTACATGAAGTCGTTTCTCAGGACGTTCTTCGAGCGCGGCGGCACGGGGCCGGGGTCTATCCTCTCGGTCAAGCAGAAGGTCTCACAAGAAGCCAAGGATGAAATCCGCGAACGCTTCAAGCAGCAGTTTGGTGGCGCGGGTAGCTTCCATGAAATGATGATCCTAGACAACGCGGATTCGACGTATCAGCAGATGGGCCTCAGTCGTGGGCTGCGCGATGCGCTTCCGGCGGACATCTATGCCCAGCTCGAAGCTGGGATCGCGATGGTGTTCGGGATACCCGCGTCGATTCTGGGAACGCGCATCGGCATGGAGTCGAGCAGCTACGCGAACAAGCGCCAGGACTGGCAGGTGTTCTGGGACCTGACCATGACCCCGCTGCTATCCGACCTCGATGACGCGCTCAACCTGCAACTGACGCCGGACTACAGCGGCATTGATGAAGTGCTGTTCGACCTCTCGGATATCCGGGCGCTACAGGAGGACGTGGATAAGATTCACGCCCGGCACCGCGATAACGTCGGCGCGGGGCTGGAGTCCTGGCAAGAGGGCCGCGAGGCTATCGGCCTAGACCCCGACGTAAAGCAGGGCATCTTCTTCGTCCCGACACAATCGACGCCGACTGAGCTTGATAGGCTGGGCGAGGAGCCTGAACCTGTCGCTGCCCCGCCCGTGCAGATACCAGAGCGGACACAGCCGCCGAGCGATATGCTGGCCGAGGTGCGCCACAGCTGCGGCAAGCTGATCGCCAAGGACGTAGAGGGCAACCCGGAGCTATTCTGCGGGCGCTGTAAGGTGAACTTCCGGCCACACACGCTGGAGCCGCATACCGTGATCAAGACGGTAGAGCGCGATGAGAACGAGCGGATACTGCGCGTGGTGGAGGTGACGGCATGATTGGCCTCTCCATCGAGACGAAGGACGAGATGCTGGGCATCTTCTCGATGAACGCTTGGCTCGTCGGCTTGTTCGACGGCGAGCAGGAGATCAGCGATCCGCGCTATGAGCGCCTGCCCGTGCAGTTCGGCCCGCCGCAAGGCGATGATACGCGCTACATCGAGAACGTGAACGAGATCCGCTTCGACGACATGGGGCGCGATCACCGCATCGACCATTGGGGCGTATTCGATGACCGGGGCCAGCTTCGCGCGCTCTACCGGCTGACCAAGCCGCGCGATCTGCCTGCCGAGGATAACGCCGTCTTCCGGCCAGGGAGTCTCAGCATCGGTATCCCCTAGTGGCGACCTGTTCCTTCTCCAGCGGCTTTTCTAACGGCTTTGAAATATGCGTCGCTGCGGCTCCAACCGTCGAGCCGATGCGCGGCGTTCCTAGCCTTGTCACGCGCCGCCGAAGGCTCCGCGCCGTCGAGCTATCGGGCGCGGGCATCGTCGCGCTGGTGGCCTACGGCAAACTATCGGCTGGTCAGGCCATTGCCGCCAAGCCGTCCATCATGTTCGAAGGCCGGGGCTTGCTCACGCTCGTCCAGGCTCCGGCCTCGAACGCCCTGGTGTACTACACCGCTCCGGCTCGCCTTGCAGCCGCTGCGGGGCTCTCAGGGGCACCCGATGTGGCCTCCAGCGGCATCGCTCAGCTTCAAGCGGGCTTTGCGCTGGCTGGGGAGTGTTCGCTGATGGCTCACGGCAGGGCGCTAGCGGTCGCTGAGCGCGGGCTGGCGGGCATGGTGGCCGTCTCTGCGCTGCTGGCGGGGGACGTGGCGGCGGACGATGAGGAGACGGCGCTGGCCCTGCTGGGGATGCCGAGCGAAGTGCTGGCTTGACAAATCGAAAGGCATAGCCGCATAATCTAAGCGACAACTGAATAGGCTTCGCGCTTCTCGCGCTACTAGCTAGTCACGAAGCGCCTAATTCGCAGGCCATTGCGCCTCGGAGTGGGCGCTTTTTTCGTTTGCGCCAGGAGCGAACACCATGAGCCTCGAACGCTACACAAGCCTACAGCCTGCCGCCGACTTGCCGCAGCTCACCGCCGCCCTGGAGACGAAGCGGACGCGGAACGGCTCCAGTCCGCGCGGCTGGTACAGCATCAAGAACCTGTCCGAAGCCGAAGCCGAGATCATGATCTACGACTTCATCGGCTACGGCGGCGTTTCAGCCGATGACTTCATCCGCGAGCTGGCCGACATCAAGGCGAGCAAGATCACGCTGCGGGTGAACTCGCCCGGCGGGGACGTGTTCGACGGCATCGCCATCTTCAACGCCATCGCCCGCCACAAGGCCAACGTGACGGCCTACGTGGACGGCATCGCGGCCAGCGCGGCCAGCTTCATCGTCATGGCCGCTGATACGGCCATCATGTCGCCCCACGCGCAGATGATGATCCACGAGGCGCACGGCCTGGCGCTCGGCCCCGCCGACGACATGCGAAAGATGGCCGACATTCTGGACAAGTCCTCGGACAACATCGCCGCTATCTACGCGAAGCGGGCGGGCGGCACCATCGCGGACTGGCGCGTCAAGATGCGCGAGGAGACGTGGTTCTCCGACCAGGAAGCCGTAGCTGCTGGGCTCGCCGACCGCATCGAGGGCGAGATGATGCCCTGTCCGAGCTGCGGGGAGATGGTGCCGGAAGACGCCAAGATGTGCCCCGACTGCGGGGCAGCGATGCAGGCCAAGAAGATGGCCGCCCGCCTCGGCCCGAACCCTGCGCCGGAACCTGACCCAGAACCGGCCCCTGAGCCGGGGTCAATTGACTATACCAAGCTCTTCGAGGAAATCGTGGAGCGCGAGGAACAGGCGATCTTCGCCTAAGAGAGAGAGGAGATCATGGCAACGAAAACAGACGAGAAGCCGCCCATCGTGCTAGGGGCGATCCCAGAGTCCAGCGAAGAGCTGGCTGAACTGCTGGCCGACGAGAAGCGCGCGGCGACAATCTACACAAACCCGGAGTTGCGCGCAGAACTTCTCCAGAAGTACGTCAAGGCCGTCAACAAGGCCCGCCCTGACATCAGCAAGGAGATCGCTGACAAGGTGCAGGAAGGGCTCAGGACCTTCATGGCGGAGTCGGGCGTCGGAAGGCCCGACGTGACGGTCAACGTCAACGAGGCCGAGCACAAGGGCACGGCGTACAACAAGCGCGCCCTCGGCGCGGTGCTCGACAAGGAGTTCACCGACACCGCTGACTTCCTCGGTTCGATCTGGCACCAGAACTACGCCGGAGCCCAAAAGTGGGTAAGGATTCGTAACGACTACTCCAGCATCGACCCCGCCACGGGCGGATTCCTCGTACCGGAAGTGCTGCGCTCCGAGCTGCTGCGGGTCGCGTTGGAGACGGCCATCGTCCGCTCGCGGGCGCGTGTCATTCCGATGGATTCGGCCCGCGTACCATTCCCGACCATCGATAGCACGTCGAACGCCTCTACCGTCTTCGGCGGCGTCGCCGCCTACTGGACGGAGGAAGGGGCATCGGCCACCGAGACCGAGGCGAAGTTCGGGCGCGTGGTGCTACAGGCTTCCAAGCTCGTAGCCTACTGCGAAGTCCCGAACGAACTGCTGTCGGACTCGATCATTTCGTTCGGCGCGTTCATCGACCAAATCTTCCCGGCCGCGATCTCCTGGTTCGAGGACACGGCGTTCGTCACCGGCGACGGCGTAGGCCGCCCGCTCGGTTTCCTGAACAGCCCGGCGCTTGTCACCGTCGCCAAGGAGACGGGCCAGGTGGCCGATACCATCCTCTGGGAGAACATCGTCAAGATGTACTCGCGGATGCTTCCGGCGTCACTCAACTCGGCGATCTGGATTGCCAATATCGATACCTTCCCTGAGCTGGCGACGATGAGCCTGAGCGTCGGCACGGGCGGCTCGGCCATCTGGCTGAACAACGGTGCCGTCGGCCCGCCCATGACGATCCTGGGCCGACCCGTCATCTTCACGGAGAAGGTGCCGACGATTGGTGGAGCTGGGTTCGGCAAGGATATCGGCTTCTATGACCTGGGCTACTACCTGATCGGCGACCGGATGCAGATGCGCGCCGAGTCCAGCCCGCACGTCAAGTTCCAGAACGACATCACCGCGTACCGCATCATCGAGCGCGTGGATGGCCGTGGCTGGATTCAGTCGGCGATCACGCCGCAGAACTCGACCAACACGCTCAGCCCGTTCGTGACGCTGGCAGAGCGCGGATAAGAACGATAGCCAGCTAGGGCGGGCAATAAACCCCCCGCCCTAGCCAAGACCTAGAGAGCATTCACCCCCTCTCTGGGACGGGCGAAAGGAAGGGTAGAACATGGTAACGACAGCACGGGCACTGGGCCGGTTGTTCGACATCGGCGCGGGGATTATCCCCGTCGATCTGAACACCGGAGCCAACACTGGCAAGCGCATCTCGATGCAAGACTGTGGCGGGATTACCTTCGTCCTGTTCGCGGGCGTTGGGACTGCCGCAAGCGACATGCAGTGTGACCTCCAGGAGCATACCGCCTATACGGGCGGGACATCGGCAGACTTGGACATCATCACGAAGTATTACAACAAGCAGGAACTCGCGCTCGACAACGACGAGTCGTGGGTTGAAGTGTCGCAGACCGCTGCCTCGGAGATCACCGATACCGGCGGCGCGGGCACGTCGGGCGAGCACCAGCAGATCGTCGTGATCGAAGTCGGCGCGGAACAACTGAGCGACGGCTACACGCATCTCAGCATGAACGTGCCGCAGATCGGCGCGGCCAAGATCGGTTGTTGTCTCTATATCAAGCACGACCTGAAGGTGCAGCGGAAGCCCGCGAACCTTCCGAACCTGCTGAACCCAGGCGCGGCGAATGCCTAACATCGCTCTAGCGCGAGAGGAGATCGGGAAGGCCGTTGCCTGCCTGGTCAACCGCGTGGGCTACGAGGCCGACGTATTCCGGCACCTCACTGGCGCGCTGGCAGCGTTGAAGGACAAGCCTGTCGTAATCGAAGAAGCGGAGACAGCAAGCACGGAGGCCGCTACTGGGGCGGCCTCCGATGCCGACACGGAGTCCGTCGGGACAGCCCCGCCGGAACTCGCCACCGAATCAGAGCCGTCAACTAAGACGACGGGTCTACGGAGGAGGAAATAATGGCATCACAAATCAAGGGACGCTCCATGAGGAAGCTGCTGCTTGGCGAGCAGGTACTTCGGGCAACGGCAGTGCTCCCGGCATCGGCCACGACTACGCCGTACTTCACCGTGACTGGCGGGCGGGTGATGATCACCAGTCTCATCGGGGAATTCACCACGGCGATGGACGCAACGGCGACCACGCTGAAGTTCAGCGCCGTACCGACTGTAGGGACGGCGAATAACATGTGTGCTGTGAGTGCCGCGTTGACCAGTGCGGAAATCGGCGCGCTTCTCTCTCTTGACGGCGTTATCGCCACCGCCTTGCAAGTCGGCGTCGCCAACTCAGGCTCCGTGGGCGGGATGACGAAGCCTCAGATCGTCGCGGCA